GTCTTGGAAGACTTCTATCCAACTCAAACCGTTACTACAGAAGAGTTAAGGTTTCTAACCTTATGTAATTCGGATATTACAATCTTACAAAGAGACCCAAATGGGTCTCTTTTTTTATGCCTATATAATACACAGTACATAATGTGAGATTATGAACAGATGGAAATGGATATCGTTTGGTGTGGTTGGTAGTCTTTTTGCAGTGTCACACATCGGAATGATAGGTTACATAGCTACCAGAGAGAAAAGTAAGATACCAAATATTAATGTTCCAGTAGGCCCTTATACTTCTTATGTTGTTCAAGCAGACGAAGAAGGATATAAGTTGAGTTATACTGCTAACGATCCCAAGACTGCATACATCACTAAGGACATCAAAGAGAAGGCTGGTTTCTTAGGACTTGCAAATAATACTACTAAAGTGGTAGAAGAATACTTCATGGATGGTCAGATCAATCAAGGTGGCCCTGTTTCCAACCATAGGTCATGGTTAGACGGAAGGCCTGGTTTAACACAAAAACAATCACAGGAGATTACTGACGCACGAAAAAGTGAGGCCTGTATCGAAGCAATTGGATCAGCAAAAGGTACAGGACGTTTGGTGGGTACATCGATTGGTGCTAGTGCTGCTCCTGCTCTTAGTGGTATCCCCTTTATTGGCTGGGTCGCTGCTGGTTGGGTGGCTATGTTTGGTGGTAATCAGGGCGCTGATATAGGTGGAAACATGGCGGAAGACCTCAATAAGAACTGTTAAACCCAGATAAATAAAGATAAAAACCATGCCAGATTATACCTCAATTAAAGGACCTGATCTATTTGACAGGCAAATTAAGAACAGGAATTTTCTGTCTCCAGCTGGGTTTAAGTTTACTCTAACTAAATCCCCAAAGGTCGATTTCTTTTCAAAATCCGTTTCAATACCCAATCTAACTTTGGGTGCTGCAATACAAACCAACTATCTAAGAGATATACCCATCCCAGGCGACAAGTTGGTTTATGGTGATTTGGATGTTGATTTTTTCATAGATGAGAATTTAGAAAACTATCTAGAAATAGAAAGATGGATGAGGTCATTGGGTTATCCAGAATCTCTAGAGGAAGCAGTAGATCTTAATCCAGAAAACACAACACTTCTGGGTGCTGCACGGTCAGATGGATCAATTTTGGTGTATAATAGTAGCTTCAACGCTATTGCGAAAATTACATTCAAGGATCTATTTCCAGTATCCTTAACACCAGTTTCATTTAGCGCTGACGTAACTGATATAAATTATATTGTAGCGACTGCTACTTTTAAATATACTATTTTTAATGTGGAGAGTCTACTAAAGAATGAATCTTGAATTTATACAAGACTTATGGGATAAAGATTCCATAATTGATAATGAATTATTACACAACGAATCAACAAAAATACCCGCTTTACACGCCAAATATTATAAAATATACAATAACATCCTGACTCTCAAGAAAGCACAAGAGACTCAGTATAAAATATTAAAAAAAGAGAAATGGCAATATTATACAGGTAAAGCGTCACCAGAGGTATACGTTGATAAACCTTTTGACTTTAAGGTTCTAAAGGCAGATCTGGACAAATATTTTGATGCAGATGCAGACCTAATAAAATGCACTGCAAAGATAGAATATCAACAGATCATGCTTGAATACTTAGAGAGTATTCTCAAAGTTATTCAAAATCGAACGTATCAAATCAAAAATGCCATTGAATGGCAACGATTTACGAATGGATTATGATAACAAAATACCTATGTGGTTCTACTATACTGTAATTAGTATGGGAATCATGGTATTTGTTGCTTTCGGTTTAATATTATTCGGAATGATATGAGTGATCTAACTATTTCTAAGAAAAATGAAGTGCATCTAGTAGTAGATGCTGAACCTCATGTGCAACAAGAACTATCAGACTACTTTACATTTGATGTTCCTGGCGCAAAATTTATGCCGCAATATAGAAGTCGTCATTGGGATGGTAAAATAAGATTATTTTCTACAGCTAACGGAGAAGTATATGTAGGATTACTGGATAAAATAGTATCATGGGCAAAGAAAGCTAATTACGGTGTAAAATTTTTAGACAATGATACATATGGAACTCCTTTTGAAGAGAATGAAGAGATATCATTAGAAGGTGTAAAAGATTATATGGCTGCAATTTCTAGTTTTAAACCTAGAGATTATCAAATAGAGGGTGTATTTGATGCACTTAGAAACAATCGAAGATTAATTATATCGCCCACTGGATCAGGTAAATCACTAATGATCTATGCTGTAGCACGTTATCATGTGGGTAGAAAGAGAAGAATATTACTTGTAGTTCCAACTACATCTCTTGTCGAGCAAATGTATAAGGATTTTACTGACTATGGTTGGGACGTAGAAAAATATTGTCATAGAGTTTATTCTGGTAGATCTAAGACTTCACAACAACGTGTAACAATATCAACTTGGCAATCCATTTACAAGATGGATAGACAGTGGTTTTCTCAATTTGATGTTATAATAGGAGATGAAGCACACCAGTTTAAATCCAAGTCGTTAATCAGCATCATGTCCAAGATGAGAGATACTAAGTATAGGTATGGATTTACAGGAACTCTAAGTGGTACACAGACTCATAAATGGGTTTTAGAAGGACTTTTTGGGCCATCATACAAAGTTACAAAGACATCAGAACTACAGGCCAAGGGTCAATTGGCAAAGTTAACTATAAGAATTGTACTACTCAAACATGAACCACGCCAGTTTGATGAGTATAGGGAAGAGATGAATTATATTATAGAACATGAGAAAAGAAATATGTTCATAAAAAATCTCGCTGTCACTCTAAAGGGTAATACTTTAGTGCTGTACAGTCGAGTCGAAGCTCATGGTGAACCATTATACAACTTAATAAATAGCAGTGTAGAGGATGATAGAAAAGTATTTTATGTTCATGGTGGAGTGGATGGAGAAGAAAGAGAACAAGTTAGATCCATAACAGAGAAAGAATCAAATGCAATCATTGTTGCGTCTTATGGTACTTTTTCTACAGGAATTAACATTAAGGCCTTACATAACGTCATCTTTGCATCTCCTAGCAAAAGTAGAATACGAAATTTACAAAGCATTGGTAGAGTTCTAAGAAAATCTAAGGACAAAACTCATGCAATGTTATATGACATAGCAGATGACATCACATACAATTCCAAAAAAAATTACACTTTAAATCATCTGATAGAAAGAATTAAAATATATAAAGAAGAAGACTTTAATTATGAATTATCCCATATCAAGCTAAAATAAATGGAAGACGAATTCTACGCATCAGTTAAATTAGTATCAGGGGAAGAAATTTTCGGAGAGGTTATGCCTTCTGAGGAAAATGGTCGCACGGTTTTGATTATAAGTGATCCTGTAGAGATAGAAACTGTTAGTATGAATGGAGTTAACGAAGGACTTAGGATGATGCCTTGGTTAAGAAGCATGCCTACTGAGGGTATTATTATTATTCCTATGGATAGAGTCATCACTGTAGTTGAAGCACAGGAGAACTCTGAGGTCGTCGCCTATTATCAAAGATTTATTATGACTAATCTTCATGGAGGTTCATCTGAGAAGATAAAAGTCACGAAGAAGATGGGATATGTAATTTCAGTTGAAAAAGCTAGAGAAACTCTAGAGAAAATATATAAAAAACCTCAGAGTGATTTAGATAGCTAAATTGCTCTTGCGCTCTGACAGAGCTATTGTACATCTAATTTAAACACTTGTCAAGCGTCCTGTTTTATGGTATACTTAAACTAACAAAAGAGGTAATATAGAATGCCTGCAAAACCAAAAACGCCAGGTGCTCCGAAACGAAAAAGAGCAAGATCAGAACATTACGTTAATAATAAAGAATTCTTATACGCAATAGTTCAATATAAAGCTGATGTAAAGGAGGCGGAGGAGAAGGGTGATCCCAAACCACGCATCACAAATTACCTCGGAGAGTGTTTTGTAAAAATCGCGACACACTTATCATACAAACCAAACTTTGTAAACTACATGTTTAGGGAGGACATGATATCAGATGGCATCGAGAACTGCGTTCAATACATACATAA